CATATGTCGAGGCCGAAACCGACAGCCGTGTCAACATTCCAAACGAAGTTGAAAAAATTGGCAAAGTTCGCCGATTGGTCAATGTATTGGTTGAGATTTTTCACTAACTGTATAATTGTCGGGCTGTTCGCGTACTGCGAAATAACCGTTGCCTCGAAATCGAACAGCGTGCCGACGGCCGGGATACCCTGCGACAACACGAACGAGACAATGGTGCCCACGGCAACCGCGGCGCCCGCGCTCGGATTTTGCGCTTGAACTTCGCCGGGCGGGACGAACTGCGACGGCGCCGAACCGATTGCGCCCGGCGTGAGGCCGAGCGACAGCAACAGATTGATCGCGTCGGTTTGGGTCAGCCCGAATAAATCCGGTACCGTGAGTGCCGGCAGCCCCGTAGATACAACCACGTTGACGGGCGTGTCGATTGTAACCACGGTGCCGGCTGCGGGCGTTTGCGAGATGACATTGCCGACAATGACCGTACCGCTAGCCTGATACGTGATCGATCCAAGCACTAAATCGGCTGCGGCCAAAAGAACCGGCACGACAACCGAAATAGACGTATTGGTCAAGTCGGGCACGGTCGTATCGTTGATGCCTGCGGAAACTGTGATATTGACGGGCGTATTGAAATTTACTGATGTGCCAGCCGCGGGCGATTGACTTATAACTTGGCCGACCGGCGCAGGGTCAAAAGCCGATGATACAACGCCGACAACTAAATTAGCTGCAACTATGTTCGAGCTTGCTAATGCTTGCGTCTCACCGACTACGTTGGGAACTGACACGGGCGTCAAGTCAGAAATCGGCCCCCATAGAACATTTTGAAACGAGGCGTTGGTTAAAATGCCGTTCCCGTCAACATACAAGGCCGCTGACCATGTTTGCAATGTCGCCGCGTTGACGACGCTCGACACGTCTTGCGATGCGAGGAGCGCGAGTAAGCCTGTGTTTTGATTGATCGCATAAACCGAGATGACTGTGCCTGCTACGGCCGTATATTGCTGCAAAAACGCCGAACTTGTGTTGTACGGAATCGGCGGACTAATGGGAACGGTAAAGCGGGTTTGAGAGCCGCCGTTCTGCACGAGCAATTGAATATTGATTAGATTGCCGCCCGAACCGCCTGGCGATGCTACGCAATAGTGAGTTGCGTCTAGGCCGAAACCACACATCAAATCAAGCGACGTTATCGTGCCGCTTACATTGCCGATGCCCGCACCAACATACACATTATCGGTTTCGGGGCCTGACGCGTTGACCGTATAGACGGCTTGAAATGTGCCGCTGCTATTCGCGGTATTGAGCAATCCAAACCCAACGTTGTACGAATATTGTGCATTCGCGAGGCCCGCAAAATATGCAAGCTCACTCGAATTAAGTAACGGCGCATGGCCTTGAAAGCTCATGTGATGACCGTTATGTTGGCTGCACTAATCGTGGGCTCTTGGTCGATACCCATTTGCACGTTCGAGCCGCTTGAGGGATTCGCCGAAAATCCTACGAAAATTGTCAAAATAGAAACCTCGGGGCCGATCGCTTGGACGGGGCCGAAGTATCGAGACGCCAAAATCTGCGCGGCAATGCGTTCGCGCAGTGAGCCTTGCGTCTGCCCCGTGAACTGCGCAATGACGGCTTGCTGCACGAGGGTAATAATATTCGCCGGCAGCAACGCTGACGACGCAAGTGTCACTTGAAAGTAAACGGGCGTCGAGGCCGGGTTGATGTAATTAACCTCATATTGCGGGACGGGCACGCTGTACCCGCTATTGTCCTGTACGATTTGCGACACGAGCGTTGCGCCCGCGCTGCCGACTTGCTGCCCCGTGATTGCACCCGATCCTACTGAGCCGCTTGTACTCACGTTCACGGTACCCGTGCCGGCTGTCAGTGTGTAGGAACCGAACGAAGTAATGACAGAGTTCGCCACGACGCCCGCGCCGTTGAGCGTCATACCGACGGCCAAATAGTTCGGTTGCCCCGTGACCGCAGTCGCCGAGATAGTGACGACGCTCGCGGCCTGCGATCCTGTGCCCGAGAATACCGGCGGAAATGCCGCGCCGACGTTCGTTGCTTTCCAGATGGCCGCCGCAACGGCCGCCGCCGCGCCGCCGGTCACGGCAACGTAAAGCGATTTCGGCGCAACCGGGTAGCTCGTAGAGTTCGGATTGCCGCTGATCGGCCCTGATATCGTCGCACTCGTGTTGTTCTGCGTCACGAATACGTCGATTACATTGGGCACGGCAAAGCATGCCGCGTACACGGCCGGTATCGAGCCCTGCGCATTGATACCGACCGATTGCTTGCGGCGGTACTCGAACGCGGCCGGCGACTCGACGTTGCTGCCCACGGTACCGGGCGACACGTTGTTGACCGACTCCCAACCGTTGATAGATTTGTAAATGCGCGTGACCGTATTCGCGGGGCATGCGGTCGGGCCTGCGATGACATTTGCAAAGGGCAGCGTGATCGAGCCGCCAATCGGAATTTCGCCGGCCTGCGTACACGCGTAGATATTGCCGCTCGTATCTTGCACGAGGGCGCCAACTATAATGTCGGTACCGAGAACGCCGGTACACAGCACGTTGACCGTCGTGGGCACAGCGGGGTTGCGGTTCTGAAAGTAGATACGGCCGATCGCGTCTTGCATGAAGCCCGTCGCCGTGTCCGGGTCAACCTGATTGACAAACGTGGCGAAAACCGTGTTGCCGTTCGCGATCATGGCCGCAGTTGAGGTACACAGTTGTCCTTGCGGGCTCGTCAATTGCGGGTTGAGATTGCCGCCGAACGCTGCGTTGTAGTCTTGCTGCACGCCCGCAAGTATCGCAGCCTCTTGCGGCAACACCAAACCCGTCGGGGTAAATACTGGCGTCGGTACGTTGGTTGTGTTTGCCATGGTCTACAGTCCTACTGTCTGCACGACGTTGTTAGCGTCAGTAAAAATAATCTGCCCGGTCGTCTCGCGGGTCACTGCCGACCATGATTCAATAATACATGTCGCGGTCACGACAGCCGGTACGAGCAATGCTTGCGAAACGAATTGCTCTTGAAACACGGCGGCCGGCGGCGTTTGGCCGAACAGTTGGCCGAAGTAATCGACGCCAAGCGTGTCGTCGTAATACACTTCGCCGAGCACGGCACGGCACGCGCTCGCCACGTCTTGCGCGATAGCGTAGGGCGGCGCCGCGACCGCGATGTTGCCAAGCGCGTCAAGCGTCAAATCCCATAAGTTCACGTCGAGCAACAGTGTTGAAAACCCGGCCATGTCAAACGTTCCATTTCGCGTTGAGGTAATTTTCAACGCTCGTAATCTCGCCCGATGACAAAATACGATTGTAACAAATTATGGCCGCTATCGAGGCGGCATTAAGGTACGCGCCGAAACTTTGGTCATTGGCTATTTTGCTAGTTGAAACTGTTGTTCCTACCCCGGTCGTGCCCGTACCCGATCCCGCCGCAGTCTGCGATTGACGAAATGCCCAAGCCCCCGTGCTATTGCTATACGTCACGTTGGCTTGAAAAGCTGTGCCCGGCGTCCAAGACGCAGTACAGGCCCCGATAAGAGCAACGCCCGAATTTACCAACGACAATACGCCGACACCCGTACTTGCACTCGTCAAAAATAGAGATAATCCCGCGTTATTTCCGCAGCCTAAAATTGTTTGAGTACCGGCGGTTGTTGATCCTTTAATAACAATGAACATTGTGCAGCCATTAGCAAAACTCATGCCTTGGACTGTTCCTGAAAATAAATCATATTCACCAACTGACGTACCCGCCGGCCATTTAAGCACAGGTAGACCATTCAACAATGTCGCATCAACCGTTGCCGATCCTGTTGCGGCCGTATTAGAAGTCGTGGCGAATGTCCCACTAATCCAAGGCGTTCTGTCTCGCAATTTGGTGACTTGGTATCCGGTTGAACCTAATATGTCGTCAGATTCCCACCAACCGACCAAGTCGGGAATCGTGCCGGGGACAGCGACACTCGCGCCTGAAATAGTTATGACGGCGTTGGGCGTCGTGCCGCTAACGGTAGCGCCGCTGACAGATATGTCAGTTACGCCGGTTACGGTGTGCGTTCCGTCCGTCACTGTTAACGATCCGCTCGTACCGCTCGACGCCGCGGTAATCTGCCCGCCGCTGACGGTTATGTTGGCGTTCGTAAAAGACCCGCTGATACCATTGGGTTGCAACGCTGTCGTCGCGAGCGCGAGGGCCGCAATGGTCGTGCTGCTTAGTGATATTGTGCCGCTCGTCGTGATCGGTCCGCCTGTTAACCCTGTGCCCGTGCCGACGCTAGTGACCGAGCCGCCGCCCCCGCCGCCGCCAATGAACGAGGAGGCCGTCACACTGCCCGAGAACACAGCCGACGTGCCGGCAATGGTCGTCGTCGTTATGCCCGCTGGCGCCGTTACAGCGCCCGACAGCATGGACGTGCTCGCGACCGTCAGCGTTGCATTGAGGGTCGTATTGCCCTGCACGGTCGCTGTGCCGCTGACCGTCGTGGCCGGCGCCTGAATCGCCACGGTGCCGGGCGACACAATGTTGATGCCCCCGCCCGAGGCGAGGAATTGCATGTACTGCGTCGGCGTCCCGTTCAGGATGCCCCCGAGGTAAATGCCGTCTGACCATGAGAACTTGCGATTGCTCGACGGGTTGGCCGCACCTTTGGCCGCAACAACCCCTGTGATATCGCGCGAGGCGAACACCACAATTCCAATGTCGCCAACGACCGGGTCGCATATGATCGCGTTGCCGCCGCCCTGCAATCGGAAGTACGGCCGGTTCGCGATAACCTCGTGATCGACGGGCGTGTTGGCGCCGGTCACGAGGTTGACCAAAATTTGAACGTCAACCGTCTGCGCGCCCGTATTGACCGCGATAACCTCGCCGATCGACACGGTTTGCATTTCGTCCGTCGCGCGCTCAATGACGAACGCGAGCATGTTGTACTCGCTCGCGTCGCTGAACGGGTTGGCTTGGCCTACGGCGCTCATGCTGCGGGCACTGCGTTCGGCGGGTACAATTTCATGTCGGTAAACCAAAGCCCTTGAGGCTTGTTCGCTTCCAACAAATGCGTCAGCGGGCCGATGATCCAATTGCCGTCGGCAAGCGTATTGAGCGTCTTAGGCAACGCGGGGTCAATCACAACGTCGCTGCCCGAAATGATGATTGGGCCATTCTGTCGAAACGCCGGGTTGAAAATCGAGCGCACATTCAGGTAGCCATTGCCGAGCACTTCGGGGTAGCCCACGAGGCCCGAGGTTGGCGAGAGTACCCACGCGGGCACGTTCGCGCGTGCGACGCCGGCCGGCGATATGACAAGCAAGTTTTGATTTTCGATCGAGGCGTAAATGCCCGCGTCCTTGCATACCTTGCGCAACTGATTCGTCAGCGTGCCCGAATAGTAGGCATTCGTCAGCGTGCCGCTTACGCCGTCATTCTCAAACGCCATGGACATTTTCGACGCGATGTTGTTCACGATATCCGCAACGTTGGCCGTGCCCGGGTATGCCGTCGGGTTGGCCGGCGTCAACTGATCGAAGCCCGCCGACTGCGCGTGAACGAACAAGCACACATCGGGCGCCCCGCTGTAGTCCGGGCCGGCCTGATAAATCTGCCCCGAGAAAATGAACGAGAAACCGCTACCGCTGTCAGCCTCAATCTGTACCGTGTTGAACGTGTACTCGGGCTTGCCGCCCTGCACGGGCACGATAGCGAGCGCGTTCATGTCTTGTTGGGCCATGCCATAGATGCGTATCGATGCCTCGGGAAACGCCGGCAGCCCCGCGCCCTTGACGACGACGGACATGCGCAGCCCCGAGACTTGCAACTTATTCGCGCCGCCGCTGTTCGGAAACACGGCGTTGCTGTTCGTCAGCGTGAACGTGACCCGCAGATTTTTGACTGTGTAGCTACTCATTGTCGCCGGCCGCAGCTAGGTCGGATTCCTCAAGGTAGAGCAACACAAATTGCGAGCCGAGCCCCGTGTAATATGGCGGCTGACCGTTGAACGTGGGCGGCCCGCCATTGGTCGCGAGCGTATCCAAAAACATAAATTCGCCGAGCACGCCGAGATACTGCCGGTCCTGCAATATCGGCGTGCGATCGAGACAGCGGGCCGTGTTGATGACTGGCACGCCGCCCACGATCAAGTCAAAGAAAAGCCCCGCGGCAACCCCGTACTCGTCGGTAATCGGTTGCTTTTGGTAAACGGCAATCTGACAACTCTGCCCGTCGAGGACGATAGTTAGAGTCTGCGAAGGTACTGCGCTCAAGGGTATTTGCAACATGGGGCTAGCCTGTAGGCACGGGCGGCGTGATGGCCGTCAATGCGGATTGCTGAACGGCCGTCGTCGGCACTTGCGGGTTGTTCAAGCCCTGATTGACCGGCGACTTGGCGCTTGCTGTCTGCGCGTTCGCGGTTGACGTGCCGGGAACCGTGCTGTACTGCGCGGCGACTTGGTCAATCTCAATGAAATACAACTCAACGTCGAAATAGTAGGCGTTGTCCTTACCGCGGCGGGAAAGCTCCGCGCGTGTGACACTCACGTCGGGGTACGATTTCTCGGGCGTGCGGATCGTGTACAGATTGATGTTGTTCTGAGCAATCAGCA